AAATTCTATCATTAGCACTTGCTGTTGATCCATCAAGTGATAATGCACCGTTAGAACTTGCTGTTAATGTTGCACCAACACCAGCAGTTCCGTTTGAATAAGTTGCTGATAAATTAGCAGTTGTACCTAATTTACAAGAAGGTTTAGTATCTAAACCTTGAGCAACTTGGTCAACGTATGCTTTGTTTGCAACTGATTGGTCTTGGAATCCACTTCTATCTTCATAGCCACTAGGTAAAATAACTGTACCAGTTCCGTGAGGTGTTAAATGAATATCTTTATTACTTGCTGTTGTTGAAACTGATTGACCATTAATTGTAATGTCATCAATTACTATAGATGTTAATCCAGCTAAATCTGTTTCTGTTGCACCTAAAGTTAATGTAGATGATCCTAATGTTGTTGCTGGATTTGCTAAATTAGCATTTGTAATTCCAGCAGTACCAGATAAGTTAGCATTTGTTAATGCTGTTGCTTGAATTTCTACATTGTTATCAGTTACAACTGTATTCATTCCTGAACCACCTGCAAAAGTTAATGTTTCAGCAGTATTATAAGTATCTGTTCCTGTATCACCAGCTAAATCTATAAATTGATTAACTGTTGAGAAAGATAAATTTCCACCACCGTCAGTTTTCATAAACTGACCAGCAGAACCATCTCCGTCTGGTAATGTAAATGTTGTTGTTGTAGTTACGTTGTTAGGTGCTTTAAGACCTATAAATGATGAACCGTTATTTGTTCCTTCATTAAATTTTAATTCTCCACCTGCACTTGCATTATTACCTACAATTAATTCGTTGACTGCTTTATTTGAATCTACTAAAACAGCACCACTTGCTGTTAATGTACCAGCAACGTGGTCTAACATATCTGTAAAATACTGACCTCCAATTACTGAAATATTATTTGCGTCACCGTTACCGTCAACTCCGCCTTCCCCTATAAAGATTCTATCTCCTAGGTTTGCTTGAGAACCTGTTCCGTAAGTATAAGCTAATTCACCTAATTTTAATGTACTAGGTGCTGATGTTGCCGAACTTCGTTTTATCTGTATTACTGTTGCCATTTATTAGAAACTCCCACAATTAAATAATAGTGTACCTGTTGTGGTCACTATTTCTGTTCTAGTTACAAATTTGCCATCACTTGCTCTATATTGTATCATAGAACCATCATCTAAATTGGTAGTATCAACATCACCAAGAAGAGCTAATTTAAGGGCAGAATTTTGAAGTGCCTTACTAGACGGCAAGGTCACAGAAACTTTTTGTGGACCAGATTGAGTATTTACATTTATTTTTGCTGTAATGTCAGACATTCTCTCTCCCTTTTATCTTATATTTATAACAAAAAGTAGTTTGATTAAGTAGTAACTTGAGGTCTAACTGTAATTAATCCTTCTATAACCCGAGTTACAGCACCAACGCTTGATGTAATTTCAAGGTCATATACGTATCTCTCAGCATCCAAAGCAGATGTTTCTGTTGCTGTCAATGAAAGAGTAACTACACCAGTAGCAGCGTCTGTTGCTATGGAAGTAGATAGATTGGATCTTGTTCTAGTGGAAGCATAACCCTTTGCCATTTTCGCCGCCGCTGTATAACCTGTTAGGTCAAACGGTTGTCCATTGGCATCCTTTACAGTTACGTCTGAACTAAAGGTTGTTCCTTGGTCTATGGTTAAGTTAGCTATTGCTGCCATTTATTTTTTCTCGGATTCTGGTACTTCTTTTTTAATCAATTTGACTATTTTTTCGTTATAATGCTTAGTTAAAACATCTATTTTTTCAATCTCAATCATATGTCTAGTCTTGCTTACTTGAATTTCTTGTCTTACTGCTATAGTATTTTGTAATTCAGGACTAAACTTTGCTTCATCATATTCTTTTCCGTCAATTGTTATCATACAATATCTCCATTTAATTTATTCATAATACTATTTATAAGATATAAATACATATAGGAGATAAAAATATGGCTATAACAGTAGTTTTAACCCAAACAAGACCTAACACAGGTGTTGCCTTTCACGAAGGTTCAGCTGAAATGTTAGCATTAATAAAAGAAGCAGAAGATAGTGGAAAAATAATAGATAATGGTGGTAGTACTGATGAAACTGGTTTAATAAGAACTCGGTCTTTTACATTTCCAAATGATGAAGATTATATACCTTTTAGAGATAATGATTTATGTACGGATTATGAGAATAGTAGGATGTCTTATAATGATAAAAATGGTATAATAGAAACATTAGACGTTTCCTAATATATAATTTTTATTATGCTTCCAAATGATATAAACCAATATCAGGTTTTTAATAAACATAATTACTTGCATTATAAAGAAAAGCTAAATTTATTATTAGATGAGTTTAGCAATTCTACTGATAAGTTAAGCAGTAATTATACACCTGAAAATATAAAATTTAACAGTTTAGATGATATTACTTTAATTGTCTATAAAGGCAATATTGTAGCTTTCGCTTCAGTATTAAGTAGACCTATTTGGCCTAAAAATGTTAGTAGAATATTTAATCGTTTATTAAGAAATAAAAAATTTGATTGGGTCAATCCCACATTTGGTATCATATCAAAATTAATACACGACCACCAAATAGAATATTGTAAAAGTATAGGTAAAGATTATGTCTTTCTATCTATTGAAGGTCAGAAAAGAAATTACTTAAAGAGATGGACTGAACAAGCAAATGAATACAGTCCAGGGTGGTCTTTATGTGATGATAAAAAATGGGTATGTAAAGGAACAGAAAGAAATTGTTTGCAACATATTACATATAAAAAAATATCAGATACTAACGAACCTTTTCCTCTATAAAAGGTAAAAATAACGTACAAGGATCAAACTCATTTTTCTTTTTAGCAAAATTATATGAATCATAATCATAATGGTGATTATTATGTAATGCTTGACCCCAAGTCAATAATGCAAGTAAAGGTATATTCATTGACTTATCTTTTGTGTCAAATGTTCTATAACCAAATTTACCTAAATGACAAACTGAATTAACAATTGCTTCTTGATGAAATGATAATACCGCTGGTATCAACCAAAACCATAACATAAATTCTATATTAATTAAACCTAATACTATAAAAGTTGCCAAAACAATATAAGTGTATCTACGATTTAACCATAGATGAAATTTATCTTTTCTTATATCAGGAATAAATCTAGTATTAATCTTACCTAATTTTCTATTATGTAGCCACCCAATATAAGAGTGAAAGAAACCATCTTTAGGACTATGTGGGTCTCCATCTTTGTCAGCGTGTGGGTGATGTTTACCTCTATGCGTTGCCGCCCACCACAAAGGACTACCTTGCACACATAAACAAGATAAAAATAATAATGGTTTTTTCAACCACTTCTTTAGTTTAATAGATTTATGACTTACAACTTTATGTAAAATAACAGCAGAACCTAATCCACAAAAAAGTATCCAACCTAATAACAAATATAACCAATTAGGTGATGTAAAAATAATACCTAATAAAGCTAATATTTGAATAGGCCAAAATATAAACCACAAATTGATTTTACTTTTACTCATTAATATCCTCCAGCGTTTTCTTTGATATGTTCTAAAAAAGGAGCAACTTCAAAATTTTGAGTTAATCTACCACGTATGGTATTTGTTTCATCATTAAATCCTCCATCAGCTCCTTCCCAATTAGTTATATTTATTCTATATTTTCCGTGTATTACCGTCCAAGCATACTGATTATCTTCAAATATTTTTGGATTCGGATTTATACCAAACTTGTCTGATATCAACTGTTTTAATTCATCAAACTTATAATTCTGATCCTTTTCAATCATATATCGTCCTACTTGTCCAACATTTCTAAACTCAAAAGATGTACCTATTCGCATTTTATTATTATCTTTATACGCAACCATTCTATCTATAATATGTTCGTTCAAATTTTTAATAACAATACAACCAATAGACAACCGTAATTTTAAAGATAAACAATTTGCTAATGCTTCCATTTTCTTCTTAGCACATTTTAATCTATCAGTTATTTCATATACTTTATCATCATCAAAACCAGTCATACTTAAATATACAGTTTTCAATCCAGCGTCTTTTAATTCTTTTAAATAATGATAATGGGCAATTCTTAATCCATTAGTTGCAATAGTTGTTCTATGACCAAGTGATGTTGCCTCTTTTATAATCTTTGCTAAATCTTTATGTAATGTGGGTTCACCACCAATAAATCTAAATTCAGTTTTAACTTTAAATCTTCTTATAAAGTCAATAACTTTATCTGTATTTAAATCTGGATAATGTCTGAAAGGTAAATAACAATTAGCACACTCCATATTACATCTATGTACTATATCACAATAGACTGCTTTAAATTTACTATCTTCTGGTCTCATAAATATTAAGCATATCTACTATTCGTTATAACTTTCTCTACAGATTCAGGTGTACATTCTATATTTATAACTAACATTATAGCTTTATCATCATAAGAAAATATAGCGTGTTCTTTATTAGTATTTAAAAAATATGCGTGTCCGTGATTAAAGTTTAATATTTTATTATCGTGTATAAAGTATAACTGACCTGGATTACAATTAGATATAGGTACTAATACTCTAAAAGTTTTAAAAAATTTAGTTGTTCTTTGGTCTCTATGTAAAGGAAAGAATCCACCTCTTCTAACATTTAAAAAATGCGTTCTACATAACCAAGGGTCAAAGGGTTCACATAATTTTCTTGTTTCTTCACTTGCATAATAAACATCTGTTTTAGTTTTAAAACTCTCTTCACCATACTTTGTATTATTTTCTTTATTGTATTCCCATATAGAATCTAAATCAATACCATTTCGTTTACCATCTAAACTTGTTATACTTAATCCATATCTATTAATTTTCTTTCTAGGATTGTATTGCAACCATTCAAAATCTTTTATCTCTTTTAATAGCTTTTTTGTATCACACTTAAATTTTAATTCTATGCAATCTCCAAATGTTAATAATTGATGATATTCTTTCATTATACTCCTAACTTTGAATAGTCAAATGCTATTCTATGCAATACTCTTTTGTTCATATCTTTAAACTCCCAACGCTTATGAATAGATAACCATTGTTCACTTATAACAACATCACCATCTTCCCAATAATGGTCATATCTAAATCTATCTTGTAATACGTGTTCTTTTAATTCTTCAAACACATCTTTTTCTATACCACCAAATATCTGATTAAATGGAAAATATAAACCAGTTTTTCCAGCAGCATTTGTATATACTAAATCAAAAGTTTCATCTTTATGATGGTGCTCTTTAAAGAAAGTAGATGTAGAATAACCACCTACTGTATAACCTAATGTTATTTTAACATCTTTGATTTTTTCTTTTAAAGATGTAGGCAAACTATTATAACTTGCTACATTGTCTATCCAACTTGTCTTACTACCTTTTGAAAATTCTTTGGCATATATCCAAATTAAAGGCTTTCTATTTTTATTACTTGCTTGGTTAGCGTGCCAATCTAAAGCGCTTGTATGACCAAATAAACCTTCTTCACCGTGTTTATTTTTTTGACCTGTTACTCTTAATATACCGTCTGATAAATGAATATGTTTTGTACGGTCACTAATAGTTTTTTGAAAGTTGCCTATTTTAGAAACAAAATCTAATTCATCTTGTTCAGATAATGTTTGTTTTTTTATGACAACAACTAAATCAGATAAAATTGCTTTACCTATTGCTTCAACATCTTTTAAACTATCAAATTTTTTCATATGGTAAAAAATAAGGCGTCCACCAACCAGTCCAGCCTTCCTCCATTATGTGATGTAATTGACCAAGTGTACACATACTATAATTTTTATCTGGTCCATCTGCATTAAACTTTGGACAAACTTTATCGTATGTATCATATGTTACCTCGTGGTAATAAAACTCATCACTACCTTTATTATATTCTTTTAAATAAAATTCTTCATTTGTTTTAAATGTATTCCATATGTATGATACATCACCTGTCCAAGATACAACAGAAGAGTTTAATGGTGTATGAGCAGGTTCTCTCCACCAAGTATCATCTAACAATGTAAAGTATTTTCTTTGTAAATTAGGTAGTTTATCATAGATAATCACATCTAAATCAAAGTATAAGTTTTCTCCATCTCTATAGATATCATACATTTGAAGTTTGTTATACCAGTTGCCATATAAGTCAGAAGATACAACAACAAACTCATCATACTTTAGACCTGAATAAGTGTCTATCATATGTTTCAAATTTTTAACGTGCCAATTAGTAAACTTATCACCAAATCTACAACAAATTATTCTCATTTTATTTCTTCTTAATTTCAACACCACGATTTCCAAATGTTTTAGTCCTGTTTTTAATTATTTCTTTAATTTCAATACCACGCTGTCTAAATGAATTAATTTTAAATTCTGCTTTTTTTGGAATTTCGTGAATATTACCATATGGGTCTCTCATTATCTTACCACCGTGTTCAGATAATTTAACAATTTTCGCTTTTCTCATTTCTTTACCTGTTCTAGGATGTGTTTCTTGTCCAGTAGTTGTAATCTTACTACCATTAGCAGCGCCAATCATTATTTCGTCTTCATCTGATTCCCAACGAGGTCTTCCTTCTTGTGGATAACCTATACCCATACCATAACATATTTCTTTTGTACCATTTTTTACTTCTTCCATAATACCTAATTTTCTTGGCCAGAAGTCATCACCGTTTATATCATTATGACTTTTATTTGCACCTGTATGAAATCCCATTTTGACTGCCGCTCTCATAGTTAAACCTATTGATATACCTATACTACAATAAGCATTTTGCCATCTATTCTTATCTGTATTAGATTTTAAAGTACCGTCTGCGTTGGCGTTTAATTGTGAGTTAGGTTCTTTTCCAACCCATACAAAATAAATACTTGCGTTTGATTGTGAGTTTCTCCAAGTTGCTGGTGGATTTCTTCTATGAGTATAACCCCAAGTATATCTGGATAATTCTTGTATTAATTCTCTATCTGCTGTCCAATAAACATCATAATATCCTTCGTGTTGTTTTGAAGGTGTGTTAGTAGCAATCCATAATAATTCTTTTATCATTTCTTTCAAAAGAGGTTGATTTCCTGAATCAAATTTTTCATAGTCCCAATTTCTTTGACATTTCTGCATTTGAAGAAGTGTCGTCTTTTCAGCATCCCAATCATAAAACATATTTTTTATTTTATCTTCAATATCCATTCCAATGTTCCTTTATAAATGATTCATTATGTTCGTGTATGGTCTTACCTGGACCTGTGAAATGAACCACTTTAATATATTTATGCACGTCACCAAGTATCATATAATCTGTATCAAACTTACTACAATAAACACTATTCAAAACCAAATTTTCTTTGAAATCGGATGAGTATTTACATATCCATTTTTCAGGTGTTCTAGTTAATTTAGTTTTATATTCTTGTATCTTCCAGTTAACATAGTTTTGTTCACCATAATATTTTGTATGAACATCACCATTATTATAATAATGTAATTGCCAATAGTCAGGATTTTTAGCAAAATCATCCCATATATGCTTTAAACTACCAGACTTAAATTTATAAAAACCACCATTTGTTTTTAACTTTGATTCCCACCATATACCATAGGTAACTAATTCATTATCTTGTACAGGATGCCCTATTAATTCATCTACATTGCCTGTAATAACTTGGTCTATATCCATAACTATAATATCATCACCAGGGTTTTGATATGCAAAATGTGGACTAAAGAATTTTAATTTGTGCCAATGTTTCTTAATCTTATCGTGATGATTATATGGTAATATAACATCTGCTTCAATGTCTTTATTATCACTTAAACAGATAAACTCAAAAGGTATAGATGAATTTCTTTTTAAACTTCTATATAACTTTGATACATAATCTGGTGTATAATAACCATCAAAATATACTGTACAAATTTTAAGCATACTTTCTCCATACAACATCAAAATCTTTACAGACAGCGTGTACTATCTTTGCTTCATCTGGTATAAAATGTTGAGTATCAAAGAAGTAATGCCATCTTCTATCTAACCATTGTATACCAATTTTATTTACATTTACTTTATATGAAAAGATTGTTTCATTATCATATCTAAACATATCAAGAATATTTTGTGGATACAAACCACTCTTATCATTTCTTAATTTTGTCATTAAATCTATCGTATCTTTAAACCCACCAAAAAAATCTAGTTTTAAAATTTGTTTTTTTGACGCACCTATAATAGCAGTATTGATAACATCATTTCTAGGATCAAAACCTTTATCTATAAGCATTGCCTGACAATTGAAATACTTTGCCGATGGACTTCTAATACTATGTCTAACATCTCTATCTTTATTAATCATATGGTTTTGATTATAAACAGCAATATGATTTTGTACATCCCATACATCAAAAAATGAATCAGTAGTTAATGGTACAGCGTCAAAATCTAAATACAAAATTTCATCATACTTTTTTGCTAATTCATATAGTAAATGTATCTTATAGAAATTAACTATTTCATAACCTGTTAATTGAGGAAAGTCTTTACGTAAATTTCTTTCATATGTTTCATAACGTTTATCATTTTCAAACATAACAAAACTCGCACCTATGCTGTTAGCATACTTACGTTTAGATTCAACTAATTTTTTATAATGCTTTTTAAAAGCATTTACAGTTATTTTTGCTTTGGCTACTGTATCATTTCTTTGTTTAGATTGACCATAATGTTCTTTAGCAGGTACATCAACATAAAGACTATAGATTACTCTTTTCATAACTTACCTATCAATGTAAATCTAACACCTCTATCGTCTTTTATTTCATCTTCAATTAATACTTTTGCATTATCAGGTAATTGTTTTTTAAAATCTTCAATAGTATTAACACAATTAATATGTCCTTCTATATCAGTCATATCATTTGATTGAAAAGCAAAGTATGATTTAGATTCACTTAATGCTTCTAACTCTTTCATTGGTTTCATATGTTCGCAAGCAGTATTAATAATTAAATTTGTATTATTAATTCTACCAAATCTATCTTTAGAAAAAACATCACTTGTTATTAAGTCAACATTTTTCCAATTTTTAAAAAGTCTATTCTTAGCAATACTAATTACTTTATCATCAATATCAATACCTGTAATTCTTTTTGATTCTTTGAGAGCAGGAATTAAAATACTACCATACCAACAACCTAATATAACAACATCTTGAAATTCTGTATTTAAATTTTTAATTAAATCTATTAATCTCTCTTTAGATTTAAATTGATTAGGACTATATGAATCTAATAGGTCAGTATTAGTCCTTGCCTCCTGCATTATATTTTTAAATAATTGTAAATCTATTTCCATTTTATCATATCCTTGTATTCAGGTTTTATATCCTCACCCGACCTATCCATAGTTTCAACTTGCCATTCAAAACCCCAATTTTTTAATACATCTTTTCTATACACTTCACCATAACCAGCAGTTATTAACATTATTGGTCTATATTCAGCGTGGTCTAATCCAATTAATCTCCATTTCTCAGCATTTCTAAAAAAACAAGAAGTATATGAAACATCTATTTTTTCTTCTAACAAATAACTTGATAAATTTTGAGCAAACATACCCACTTCCAAAGCAGTAGTATCCATAAATTTTTCAATTCTTTCTGGCCACGCTTGGTCAAAAAACATACCTAACTCAACTTGTTTTTTATAAAACTCATTAGGTTCTCTTGGTTGAGCGTGAATACAAAACAAATAAGGATTATATTTTATATGTTCATAAAAGGGATTTGGTTTACCACCTTCAGTTTTATCAGCGTCACCTCTTTCTACTGCTCTTTTTTCAGCGTTAATATGATTACCGAATACCATTTTCCAAACTTTAACTTTTTCTGCTTTGTGTTCAGGACCAAATACAAATACTTTATAAGGCATAGCATTGTTTTTAGATGGTGTTGTTTTCCAAGCCTTCCACAATGCCGTTTCTATTAATTTTTTTGGTGGAACCTTATCACTATATTTACCTACGTGATGTCTTCCTTCTAATAAATCAAAATGTTTCATTTTCTTACTATATAGTTGTTTATTACCAATATGTCTAGTTTTGTTCTTTTAAAAGTTCTAATTGCGTCTTCTGGTGACTCAACAATAGGTTCGTGGCAATTAAAACTAGTATTTAATAGCATTGGTATACCTGTTATCTTATAAAACTCATTAATAAGATTATAAAACTTTTCATTAAATTTCTTATTAACTGTTTGTATTCTTGCTGTATTATCTATATGAGTTATACCTGGCACTTTATCAGATTTAACTTTACATATTCTTGACATATAAGGACTAGGACTTTTTGTATCAAAGTATTCTTGATAATGTTCTTCTAATACAGCAGGCGCAAAAGGTCTAAAGTCTTCTCTATCTTTAATTGTATCATTAATTACATCTTTAATATCTTTTCTTCTAGGGTCTGCTAATATACATCTATTACCTAATGCACGATTACCACTTTCTGATTTACCTTGAAACCAACCTACTATTTTTCCATTAGCAATTTCTTGAGCAACATCTTGAAGATTAACAAGTGAATTGCCAGTATATTCGTGTTCTCTTCCAGCAAAAGTTTCTGTCTTATGTTTATTCTTATTCAATATATAATCAGCGTGTTGATAAACTCCTAATGACTGTCCTTCATCACCTACAGCAGGTGGTATATAAACATTTTTATAATGTTTTGTAAACTCTTCATTTAAATAACCATTGTATATAACTCCTCCAGCTAAACAAAGATTGTCGCAAGTCTTTAATGGATAGATATGTTCTTTAATTTTATCATTTGTAAATTTTTGTAATGTAAATGCCAAATCTGGTACACCATATTCTTCTACATTAATTAATTCGTGAGTTTTATAATTTTTTTCTTTTATAACATCATCAAGTATTGTTTCAAATACATTATAATAATATGGACTAAATCTTCCATAACCAACTAACCCCATTAATTTACTTGCACCTAACGAACCAAATCCAGTTCGTTTTGACATTTGATTCCACAACCAACCTATAGGCAATTCTTTTGACAAGTCTTTAATATTATAATCTTTATCAACAAATATACATCTATGTTTATAACCTATACCATCAATAGCAACTATATCTGATTGTTCATAACCAGAATTGATAAACGCATAAGTAGCGTGAGATTGATGATGGTCTATAAAATACATACCATCTGCCATACAATAGTCCCATAATTTTTTAGGTTTATAATCTAATACTTCTTTTGGTAATATATCTTTACACATTCTAATACCACCAACCGTCATTGAAAAACCTAATACTCCCTCTCTTGGTTTATGAAAATACTCTTTAACAAATTCGTTATTTAATTTATAATCACCTGTTTCTAATTGCTCCTGATGAGCATAAGAGTCTACCTTATAAGGAAGATTATGTTTAAATCTAGTATGTCTTTCTCTTTGATTATGCCAAACACCGTCATATGTATTGTGGTCGTGTAGATTTAATGCAACTGCAAATATTTTAGTCATTTAATACCTTCGCATATTTTCTCATAGGAAAATGTCCTTTTGGTTGTACCCATTCAGTACAAGTCTTACAATAGTTTTCATATTTAAATAATCTAAAATTCATCATCTTATCAACGTTCTCTTGCGTCAATGCAAAAGTTTTAGATAATTCTTTATTGTTTGCAAACTTTTTACTACAATGTACAATATGTTTCTTTTCAAAATCTATAACAGGCACCATTGGAAAAGAAGCACACATCTTTCTATCTATTTCATCTGCTTGTATAACATCTGTAAACTCTGGTGACCTACCATTAAATGCTTTCCACATAGTATTCTTATGATTTAATTTTTCTATTACTTCTTTATGATTGTCTTTGTATTTAAAATAGTTAGGTGATTTTAAAACAACATTATAATTGTTCATATCATTTTCAGGTATAAAATCAAAATTGCCTAACATCTTTACCTCATTTTCATAAAAATCTAATATATTATGTTCAACATACAATATTTCTTTATCTTCTAATATTTCAGGATATCTCTTTCTAACAAACGAGTTTGATAATACTGAACAAACAAAATTAGGATATTTTTTAATTTCATTAATAACATCTCTTAAATTTTTAATAAGACCTGGTTCACCACCAAGTAGACATATTCTTATCTTATATTTTTTTAAATATTCTAAAGTCTGTTTTAAGAAGTCCATATCTACTGTCAAGTTTCTCATTTCTAAAGTATAACTTGTACAATAGTGGCAATCCTTATTACAGGACATAGATAAGAAAAAATCTATTGCTAAGTAATTATCTTGTATCTCTTGTAATGTTTTCATAAAATTTATTAAATGATATCTTCAACTTTCTTTTATTTTTAAATTCAACTTCTTCAATATACCCTGGTGTTTGATATGTCTTCTCTACAATATAATCGTAAATAGGTTCAGTTGTTTCGTTGACTAAACTCTTGTCAAATAAATCATCACCCAATACTCTTTTCATATTCTTTACAAACTTATTTTCTTCGTGTCCTAATAAAATTAAAATTGTATTAATAACTTCATCAATCTCTTCTTGTTTCATATAAGGGTGTATAGGTAACGTTAATATAGTATCACAAATAATCTTACTAATAAAAGTTTTATCTTTTCTATGAGCAATTTTTTTATACATAGTATTTTCAGACAAAGGTTTATCATAATGTACTTTCGCACCTAGTTTATCTTTAACCATATCTCTTACTTTTTTATTCTGCAATCTAATAACATATTTGTGATAGTTATGATTAAGACCATTTGTTGTAGGTTGTATGGTCACATAATCTTTTAATTGTTCATCATATTGTTTTGCTATCTCTTGTCTTTTAGATATCCATTCGTTCATCTTCTTTAATCTAAAGTTAATAAAACAAGCATTAAGCATTAACATTTTTGAGTTACGACCTAACACTTCATTGTTGCCGTGTCTTCTTAACTTTCTAAACAATTCTGCTTTGTCTTTATCATCTGTTAAGATTGCTCCACCACCTGCTATACCAGCAACAACTTTATTTGCGTTGAAACTTAAACAACTAACATCTCCTATTGAACCTGCCTTAACATCATTTAAACTAGCACCCAATGATTGAGCGGCGTCTTCTATAAATGCGATATTCTTTTCTTTACAAAAATCTAATATCTCTTTTGTATCAGACATATTACCAAATAGATGTGGATAAATTATTGCCTTTACTTTTGGTGAATACATCTTTTTAATACTGTCTAAATCCATATGATAATTTAAAATATTAGGTTCACAAAATACAGGTGTTGCACCTACCATTGATATACAAGAAGCAGTAGATATCCAAGAAAATTCTGTTGTCAATATTTCATCATAAGGTTTAATGTCTAAACTAATTAAAGCAAAATGTAATGCGTCTGTACCACTATTACAAGCAACAGCATATTTTCTACCTGTTATTTTAGTAAGACTCTTTTCAAGGAACTCTACATTTTGTTCCTGTTCTTGTTGCATAGCACCATCAAAGATTTTTAAATACTCTTCTTTGTTTGCTAAATATTCTCTATCCCAACCTGTCATATAAAAACTCCGCTATTTTTTCTTGTCCTTTTTCATTAGGATGATTATCTCTTGCTGAAATTGCCCACTCTAAACTTTCTTTTCCATAACCACCTAGTATATCACTTTTAATACTAAAACCACCTAAATCTGGATCACCAGGCCAACCTAAAAAACTATCATCTATCTTATCAAAATAAATACTATTATGAATATGATTTAATAACTCTTTGTTTGCTGTTTTGAAATCTATTTGTGGTGCTATTATATGTCTTTGAGTTAATTTATCCCAAGTATATCCACGAAATATATGAAGCATTTGAAATGCTTTATATGGTATCTTTTTAGATTTACATAACTCTTGAAGACTATAATAATATCTTAAAGATTTATCTATGTAAGCATACATATCATTACTATTAGGTTGATTTATCTGCCAATCTGTATTACAATACCAAGAATTATTAAACCATTTACTTTTTACTTTCCAATCACGTCTTTGAGATTGAGACCAAGCAGGTATTACTAATCCTATATTATCAACACTTTCTATTGCGTCCAATAAACTAGAGTAAATATATTCATTACCCGCTCCCATTTTACCAAGATTAATAACTTCCATATCTAATTTTTTTGCTAGTATCTCTGGCCATTTAGGCCAAAATGTATTTAACTTGATATGATAATCACTTATAAAAAGTTTATCTGTAAAACTACAACCACTAACTAATAATATTTTTTTCATATTCCTGTTTCTTTGTCAACTAAAATTTCATCATTTGGTAAATAAAAATCTTTAACACTCTTTTCTTCCTGAACATCTGCTTGTATTTTAGTAATACCTAATAATCCAAAAATTATAACTCTATGTTGTCCATCAATTACATAATACTTGTCTTCATTTAAAGATTTAATACAAGTAATTGGTAAACATTTTTCAGGTTTAAAATTTTTTATAATTCTATCTATTGAATCAATACTCCTACTAGTTTGTATAGACTTATCTATCCATAATTTAGATAATTCTATCTCTTGTTGACCTTTAGGAAATTTTGGATTCTTATCCCAACCTCTTTTATAATATAAGTTAGAAGTCTGTGGTAAGATATTATTGTCCCAACCCTTTTTAATAGCTGGTAAATATTTTTTTTGTACTTCTTGAATTACACCAAGCATACTCTTTTTTTTCCGTTCATTCATTGGTACCAAATACCTAATCAAATCAATAAGAATATTTATGTTGTCTGAATATATCTGCTTTGTAGGTACAGGTCTGTTCCAGTACACCATACCACCATCTTTTATATTCTTATCTCGTAAATACTCTATTTTTTTACCTAACCATTTAAATTCTACAAAAAGTCTAGGTGCTGGATCAAAATTTGGTTTTGTATAAACATATGTTTCAAATTTACCTAGTATATTATCAATAGGAGCAAAAAGATTATTCAATTTGGGATTAATCCATTTCTCATTATATGTTATAATACCGTGGTCTGGATACTTGTCAATTACTTTCTCAATTTCTTTATAATATGTTTCATTTGTTCCTAAAAATAAATATTTAAATTGAATATCATCTTTTATAGGTTTATATACATCAAAGTTAATTATTTTTTGATATTGTTTACCAACTCCATTTGTATAAACTTCATAATCGCATAAGTCATAAACTTTTTTAGGAGGTGAAACAGTATTAAAATATGCTCTAGCTAATTGATAATCTCTAGGATGATTTTCTGAATAAAGTGCTATTATTTTATTAGTAAATAATAAATGTAAAGTTAATAATTGGTCTTTAGTATATTTGTCTTTTTCTAGGTATGGTAAAGTTATCATACTTCTACCTAGTACTAAAGTTATTTCATCTGTAGTTGGTGTGTAATGGTCAAAAACAACATTTTCATAAATCTTATATTGGTCTTTAATTGCTTTTATATAATCTTCTTTAGTAAATTTAGGATTAGGTATAATAACTACTTGACTTTCAATACCAACAGAATTTAAATAACAGCAATGTTCATAACTATAACGCAACAATCCATCACCTGGTTTACCAGTACATACTATATTCACTATCATTTTATATCCAATTAATTACTTCATTTACCTCTGGTTTATCTTCTCCCACTAATCCTTGATGTCTTGGTTGTTGTTTGTTTTTTCTATATCCTAAACTCATTGTTAAAAAAGGAGTTTCATCCACAAAAGGCAATTCTTTCCAATAATGTTGACCACCTGGCCAATGAGGAAAACATTTCATAAATGATACGTCTATTTCTTTTTCTAAACAAAGAGCTGTTAATGTACTTGCAAACATACCTACTTCAATTCCATCAACATTTTTTTTATATTCTTTTGGGTCACACATAAAATAATCGTGACCTTGTTTATCAATTCTTCTTTGTACTGCTGGATTAGTTTTTGCTAATCTATTAGTAAATATTAAAACATAAGGCGCAAGACTACAAGTATTATGTACATCTTTTGTATCATTTAATTTTGATAAATTATATAAAATTAGTTTTTCTTTTTTACACTCTGGTCCTAAAACGTGTACCTTATATGGTAATAAGTTTTGCTTAGACGGTACTAATCTATGTGTTGTATTTAAAAGATTTCTAATTAATAATTTGTCTGGAATATTAATATCATCAAAAACTCTTACTTGTCTTCTACTATCTAATAATTGTTCTATATTCATTTTACTAAATCAAAAGCAACCTGAAGTGCCTCAATTTTAGTTTTAGATTGCCTTAACTTCTTTTTATTTTCATCATCTTTTGAATTTCTAATTTTTTCAACTTCAAATAAAGCAAGTTTCAATGCAAACAAATGGTCTGGATTTTCATCTTCTTTAAATAAAGCATTAACTACATTTCTAAAAGAATTATCATTTACCTTACTATCATCTACTATCATATTATTCTTTTTAGCAATTCTCATTACCATTTCTTCAAATTCTGCTTTTTCACCTTTCTTTTTATTATATGTATTTTCGTGAAGTTGGTCTAAAGTACAAACCTTTAATAACTCTTGACAAACTGGATACTTCATATCATATTCAACTATATGTGATTTTACTTTATCAACATCCTTTAATAAAATCTCAATATTTTTTCTTTCGCTATCTATAAAATATGCTGTAATAAAATTATCTTTAGTTATCATTAATTTGTTCTCCTGTTTTTTGTAATATACTTTCTTAAATTCACTTCAGGACTCCAACCTAAAGATTTTAAAAATGATATATTTGCTTTATTTAATATTCTTTCAGATTCATCTGCTAATTTTTCTTTAGTATCAATCTTAAAGTATTGTAGCATATCAGTTAGTTTATGTATTTCTCCAGTACCAATATCTATAACATCTCCAAATGGCAATACACTTTCAGTTGAAGATATTAAAGTATTTATCGCTGTACATAAATCGTCTACGTGAATAAAATCTCTCCAATGATTTGTATTAACATATGGTACGTCATTTCTTAATATTCTAGGTATCAACATAGTATCTCTAGCACCTGGTCCATAGACTGTAGTAAATCTCATACCAATAGATTTTTTTGGTGCAATTTGTTCCATAGAATACTTACTCATTGCATATGGATTTCTCCAAGGTTCGTATGCAGTACTTGAACTTGCGTATAAAATTTTTGTGTCTTTGAAATGGTCAAATACTCTTTGACTTGCGATAACGTTTTGTTTCCAATACTCGGTAGAATTTTCTAAACTATCTCTAACACCAGATAGTCCTGCTAAATGTATTACCCAATCTACATCATATTTTAAATCACAGGTTAATAAATCTTTACCACTATTACGGTCTATCTCAATAATAGTATGATGTCTTACTTCTAAATATGCCTTTAGATTTTTTCCTATAAATCCATCAGAACCAGTTAATAATATTTTCATAATAAATTCTCATTGTTTAACTTTTATATATTTTCAAATACCAAGTATTTGATGTTGTAGGTGTACCAGTTGGAAACTCTTGCGCTCTATAATCATCTCCATCAACTTGGTATGTTTTATAATCTCCTGTACCTGTTAATATTGTATCTGCCATACCAGAACCTCTATTTGTTCCAGATGTATAACTATAATTTATTTTATAACCATCTGTTGAAGAACCAGCAGTATATTTAAGAGCATTGCCTAACAAAGTAGCAAAATCTGCTGTTACATATTCTCTTAAATCATTTCCAGCGGTAACATAAAGTGGTGTTTTTGTAGATTGATTATTACCATCTATTCTATGTAAATAATAATTTTGAATTGTTGTAGGTTGGTCTACTGCTTCACCACCAATTGTATATGTGCCTGAAGCATTACCTGTAAAATTTTGACTTAATGTTAATGTGGTTCCAGTAATATCAGTTATATAAGTAGGATTTGTAGTTTTATCTGGTAGTGTTGAATTGTCTTGTCTAAAAATTGTCATACCAACTTCTAAATCAGTTACATTATTTACAGTTATTGTATTTGTACCACTATTACCACCACTTGAATGTGATTTATCATAATTTTGTCCTAACCCAGCGGCGTCATCTGAATAAGCAGTTGTATCTGCTTGAGTATTTACAAAAATTGGTGTTGCGTCAACTAAAGTAGAACCTCCAACACTATTTGAAGTATTAATATGATATGTTCCACCTTGTTCAGTTGTTAAACTTGACAATACTAATTTATCTATTGCAGGATGAAGAAAAGTATCTTTAATATCTTGCAATGACATTGCTTGAATATTATTAGTCGCTGTTCTATAACAAGGCCAAGTTTTTCCTGAATCAGTTGGAGCTGAACCAGAGTTTGTTGTCTTTGTAATTTTATCGTAGGTAATAGTTACCGTTGTAGGTTCGTTTGTTGTTGATTCAGCTGGAAAAGATGAATTATGAGTTGACATAACACCAGCTTGTTGTCTTGTATCTGTTATTGATCCTATATTACCACCAGAACCAATTACTGATAATGCAACAGAAGGTGCTAATGAATATTGATATATTATTTGTGAAACAATTTCATTGACTTCGGCAGAAGTCATTTCTTTCAAATTGCCTGCGCTATAATATAAAGGAGCTCGTATAGCCATAATTAATACCCCTAACTCGCACTACCAACAATCGTCTTTTGCGCTACCCCTGCTGAATTGTATATTACTAAAGATACTGAAGCAGTAAAAATACTACCAGTCGCATATCCTGTTGTGTTTGTTAAAGCAACTGTTCCTGTTGCGTCAGGAAGTGATACTATTTGGTCACTTGTTGGATCAACTACAGTTAAATTTGTTTCAAAACTATCATTTGTTGCACCTTCAAAAAAGATAGATTTATTTTGACCTATCAATAAAGAATTAGATATAGTAATTTGGTCTCCTGATAAAGTACCAATTTGATTTACTAAAATATTTCCTAAAACTCGTAAGCTATCATTAATAATTAATTCAGTAGAATCTGTAGATGAAATTTGATTACCAGAAACTTGAATTGTTCCTAATGTATGAGTTCCACCTGTACCTACAACTGTTCCAAAAGTACCTGTACCACCAGATACTTCAGCAGTTGTTTGTATATTTTCGTTATCAAAGTTTACATAACCACTTGAGTCTGTAATATAACCACTTGATAAAGTTAAATTACCTGCATTTACAGTCGGAGCTGATACAGAAGTTGTAATAGATACATCATCTGTTAATGACATTGTTAATATATCTGGAACAGATACAACAGCATTTATTTGGTTTGATGTTCCAAGAAATCTAGCTGTTTGACCTGCACCAACTGTTTGTACAGTTGAAGTGGCGTCTTCCATCTTCCAACCAGCAGCAGAAAATATTTGACCAGCTAATTCATTAACTGCACCAATAACAGTTGTTGCTGACATTGAAGAGTCTAAC